GAGCTTGTTCGTATTTCAGCAGGTCGCCCCATCTACCCTGGGTGTCTTGCATTTGCTGCATCTGTTTGGCACGGAGCTCCCGAAGTGCATCTTCCCCCCATAGAACCTGGGAAGGTGGTTGCTTCATCTTGCGGAGGTAGTCAAGTCCGCTATCCCCTTCGGGCAGAGATTGCCATTCATACCAGGGCTTGCCCTCGTTGCGTTCACTCATGTACTCCTAGGCGGCGGTGATCGCATCCGGGTCTATCCATTCAGGGGGTTGCCATCCGGGTGGTGCAGACCGGATGATGTTGTAATTCATGGCAATATTGGTTGGATTCTGCCAATACGAATACTTGGGCGTGGATAGTGCTATGGTTTCTTTTCCGCCTGGTACTGTCGCATTATTGACAGTTACATCTTGTTGCTTAAGTAGATCCTGAAAATATGGATCGTTCAACCATCGCCTTGGGATGTTATGCCCTTCCCCATTGAGACCGATCACCATCACGGCATCAGAACTATTACCAGGCATCTTCCCATGAGGTACTTGATATTCTTCCGGTTTGATCGTGGGGCTGCCCTCCCACGGATTGATCTTTTCAGGATCGTAACCCATTGTCTTCCACCTTATTGAATTGAGAATGCTTTTATTAAATCCGCCAGTTCATCAATGCGTTGTAGTAATTTTGGAGGGCATCTGAGTAGGAAGCGCCGCTATAGCCGCCATAGCCGCCATAGCCGCCCCAGGGGTATTCATACGGCCACTCTTGATTCTGGTCTTGATTGGAATAAGTTATAGTCTTTGGAGGGGTGGTTAATTGTTTCGCTGCCCGCTCTTTCCACAGGTCTCGTAATCCCCATCTGTATTCTGTATCGTCTGGATCTTGGGTCGGATCGTAGAATTTGTAAGCAGATGTCGCCAGTGGGTCTACCCCATTGATTAAACGCGTGCGGTAGTATTCATCAAGCACAGACGATTTGTCTTCGGGTTCAGCAAACGGATTCTGTAATCCCTCCCAGGGGAATTTGACCTTTGGCTGATCTTCACCACCTGGTATGTTATCAGGATTACCCCAAAGATATAACTGCTTTACGATGTCCAGAATGGTGGGTTGCTTGGGCGCGGTGGGTAGTTGTTTCACTACCGGGGTGGGATTTACAAATTTCACCGTGTCGGGAGTGTCTCCCACGCCAAAGGAGGGTATATCAATATTGCCAATTCCCAAACCTGAATTCCCGCCCCCCATATTGGGTGCCTGAATGAACCGCTCTTGATTTCTCGTGCGTCCACCAGGAAGATATTCTCTATCTTCCTCCCCCACGTTCTGGCGATTCAAGGACATTTGGTACAGGTACGAGTTGTACCAATCGTTCATTTGCGGACCGTACTTTGGATACTTCCGCTGCTGCTGGGTGATCAGGTCAGAATCCTGCGCATCGCCATAGATCACACCCTTGGGTTTTGGTTTCGGTGTCGGTGTCTGCTTGGGTTGGGTTCTCGGATCATCGTATGAGATTGCCATTTGGACCTCCAATGAGTTGATCGATCTCGATTGCTTTATCTGGATTGGATTGCTTGATCAGGTCAATCACACCTGGCTGCATCTTCTCCAGCATCTTCAAAAACATTCGCGCCTGGGGAGCTTCCCATTGCTTTTTAAATTCGGTCTTCCATCCCTCGACCTCTGCCCTGGCTTCAAGAAAAATATCCTCGGCATCTGAAATATTAGCCATTCGTCCCTCCCTGTGGCGTCTGACCCTGACCACCACCTGGGATCATGCCGGCCATCTGCGGTGGTAATCCACCCTGGATCCGCTGCCCCTGTCCAGCGGCCATCTGTGGATTGGCAAGCATGTCGGGGGTTGGCATCAGACCTGATTGCCCAGGTGGTGTTTGCCCCTGTCCTTGTGCCTGCGCTGCTGCCTGGGCTTCTGCCAGGGCTTTCTCCTGCGCGGCTTTCTGCTCGGCAGCCTGTTCCTGGGCTTGCCGTTGCATTTCGGTCTGGATGTAGGCGGCTACCATGGCCTGCTCTGCCTGTTGCGTCCAAACTTTCTTGCGCATTTCTTCCGTGTTCTGAATGTTCAGGATGTTTTCCTGGATCCATTCATCGTCTGCCAGTCCGGTGTTTTTGAGCATCACAGCAATGTTGGCAAGCTGCAACCGGTCCTGGGGCAGGGAGACATCGAGCTTCACTTCCACATCCAGATCATCCGGGATCTCCTCCGGTATCAATTCTGATCCGGCGAGTGCCAGAGCTTCTGCGCCATCCTTCTTTGCCATCATCAACATCAGCCTGGCGACCTCGGCAATTGCTGCCCCGCCCATGCGCTGCGGTCCAATGAGCGGCAAGCGTCCCGACTGGTTGAGCAAAGAGAATTCGCTGAACGTGGTCTGCCGGTTCATGGGTGCGCCAAATGCCTGGGCGTGGATCGTATTTTCTTCGAGCTTCTGACTGGCCAGGTTCATGCCCTCCATGAAAGCAGGGTCGATCAATCCCTTGTTGCCCATGGGTTCGAGCTTCTCATTCGCGGACAACTCCACCACACCACCCGGTACATCGAAATTCAATTCAAGTTTTTTGTCAGGGTTCTCCGCGCTGGAAGTGTGAATAAACATGGCACTGGCTCCCATGCCAAAGATCGTGGTGTACAGGATGGTCATGCTCAGGTTCTGCGCTTTCCAGATCCCGGATTTGTAAATGGAATAAAGCAAGGGCTGGGTCTGATCTTCTGGCTTGTCAAACAAACCTGATCCATCCACCTGGGTGCTGCTGATGGGAATTTCAGGGAATCCATGCGGCCCCATCCATATATCGTGACCCTCCACCCAATAAGCGGCGTAGTCCAGATCGTAAAATGTAGACAGGGTGAGCTGCCCGATTCCGTGCTTCTGTTTCAGTTCATTGGGCAGCAGGTCACCAAAGGTATTCAACAGGTAGCTGTGGCTGACCTTGGTTTCCCGGTAGTAGGCGGTCAAGCCGGCAATGTCAAATTCCGGATAGCCTGAATGTGGATTCCAGTTTTCCACCAGGTAGGGGGTCATCCTGGCAAGGCGCTCAATGCGTTCCTTGTGCTTGGTGGTTCGCTTGATCAGGTCTGCCATGGGAGTGATGGCGTTGTCGATCCTGCCATAAAGGACTGCGGATAATAGGGCGTCAAAGTGAATAGGTCGCTTCTTGATCTTGCCTGAGTTCGTCCACCACCGGGTCAGGTCCTTCTCAATCTTGTCTGTGTCCACGTTTTCATTGGTGGTGGTCACGCTGAATTGCGGATCTGTGGGCAGCATCAAGCGGGTGGCGTTCAATACTTTGTTCCTGGCATCCGGGGAGATGGTGATCACCGTGCCATCCCGTAGTTGTTTCTTTTCAGTCTCGCCCCATTTCAGATTGAAGATGTTTTCATATTCTGTGAAATCTTTATGCAGGTTCGAGTAGATAGATTTCAGGTCTGCCGCGTGTTCTTTGAGTTTCCTCATTTGCTCGGTGTCGATCTGGATTTCACTCATCGGATCAGCTCCATCAGGCTGGATTGTCGTTGCTTGATTTCTCTCTTGGGTGTGACCACGGCAGTGCTTCGGGTGAATCCATAACGCCAGGCATCGTAGGGATCATCACCGTCCACCTTCAATACATCCTCGGTGTTCTTGTCGTCGATCACCAGGGAAGGCATGATCTTGATCAGGTCCGCGCATTGCCGGAAGACCACCACGCCGGGCTTGCCATCGGGCAGGTTTGCCAGGAAGTTGTTGATCACGCGTTTACCGTTCACCCGGTCATTGGCCGCCTTTGTCAGGACAATCCCCACCCTGGCAAACTCCTGGGGCGCAGTGGTGACAGCTCCATTCAGATTCTTTTCACGCCACATGTCGGGGGAGGCGTAAGTAAACAGAATGCGTTCATTGGGCAGGGTGGCGGTCTTGATGGCATTGGCTATTTCAATGTCGGTCTGCAGCCTGCCGTGCAATTCCCGGATCGTGTAATGCCGGTTGGAGTTCGGGTCCATCTTCCACCAGTAGCAGTACCAGGGATGATCCCAGCCATAGTCCAGGCTGCGCCAGGTTGGCCAGTCATCGGGAAGATCCTGGTAGTCCACCGTGTGTCGGGTGTATGACCATGAAGCGAAAGCCTGACCAGCGAATACAGTCCAATCGCCTTCGAGTAACGCCTTGCCCACCAGGGCATCACGTGCCATCAACCGCGCTTCATAGTTCGGATCACGTGACACACCGATCTGATTGTCCTGGATGAACGCCGGGATGAAGATGGTTTTCTCTTTGGAACCATTGGGGTTGGTGACTTCCTTCACCTGCTGATGCTCACCCATGCCCCGGAGAAGATCAAATAACTGCAAGTACCAGGTGTGCCCCACGTTGCCAGGGTTGGTGGCAAATACCCTGAATGGGTGCGGACCATCCTTGATGGTGGATCTGTTGCGGGTGATCAGGTAGTCCACAATCGACCAGGTGAAGTGGGTGGCTTCATCGATAAGCAGGATGTCAAATGCCTGGCTCTGATACTGGAACACATCTGATTCAAATTGACAGTGACAGAAGTGCAGCCGGCTGCCGGTGGGGAATACATGCACGTGCTTCTGCTCGTTGTATCTGGATACGCCGGCAAGCAACGCCTGACTGCGGAGGATCGCCCCATCCGCCCCTTCCAGCTCCGGGTAGGTGCGCCGGAAATAACCAATGCTGATCCCTGGGTATGCAAACGCTGCGGCAATGGCAATCCCCAGCAGCCCATCACTCTTACCCCCAAATGCGGCGCCACCATAGCCGATGGTTTCACAGATCGCATCCCTGGGATGACCGCCCTCGAATACCTGATCCAAACCACAGGCGGCCAGCACCTGGGCTTGTTTTGGTTGGGGGGTCCAATGAATGTCGTATCTCATTTCATTCGCTCTTGATAAACCTGACCTCGATGGGTCCGGATGTGGTCACATCCACCCTGGCAGATCGCTCACCCAACTCCTTGGCAATATCGTCCAGGATGCCACGGTATTGATCGACCTCCCCGGCATTGAATGACTTACCGTACTTGCCCGCGATCCACAACTTATCTTCAGCAGTCAACAGGTCTTTCTCCAACCTTCTTGCCAGACGTTTGAGCTTACTGATCCGCATGGCTTTCAATGCCAGACCGGTTTCCATGGCGGTCTTGTGTTCGCGTTTGATGATCTCTTTCACGTCCACCTGGCATTGCTTGCGGTAGTAGTTCACAGTCTCGCGCGATACGTCAAATGGTTTCTTGAATGCCCTTGCCCTGGTGTTGATCTCACCAGGTGTGATGCCCTCGCTGATCCAGGCAATCAATGCGGTCTTTTGGGTTTTCGTCAGTCGTTTCGTCATAATGTGTCAGGTAATAAATACAAAAAACGGATCCCAATAGTGGGACCCGTTTTTGGCAGTCGGTCTTTCTTAGATTATTATACGGTAGTCAGGGTGGTTTTTCAATCAGATTCTAGTCGATCCTCTGATGGTTTTGGAAAGAAGATTACCGGACCGGGAACAAGGGATCGTACGTGACCATTGCGAATGATGATCGTGATTTCACCCGCCCCGGATGGGCTGTTGCATATCTCCCTTATGTATTGGTCAAGCAAATCTCGTTGTTCACGGGTCAGTTCCACAGTGGGCACGCCTTCTGGCTAGATGTCGAGTTTGATGAGCAGATCCGAAATTGCGTCGGATATTTCTTCGAGCTTGATTATAACAGTCCGAACATTCCCTGCGATTGGGGATTCAGCAGTTTGTGGATTGATTGGCTGGTCGCCTTTAGCCTCTGTAATCATACGCTTGGTAATTGGAGCGAGCCTGTCGATCAGGGTTTTTACCTCCCCTGGAGGGAATCACTCACTAAGGATATCTGATTTATTCGTTCCTCCACTCCCCCAATAGCTCGTGCTGGTGTTTCGCAAGATCCGTCCATTTGTTTTCTCCTTTGAATTTGATTATGCCGGCTTTTCCATCGGCAGAATGACCTGAATATTTGAGGTGCGTTTTATTGCGATGTCGCGGATATACTGGTAGTTCAGTTCGGTTCCAATTGCCCTGCGTCCCAGCCGGATCGCCACACGTCCCACCGTACCGCTGCCCATGAATGGATCAAAGACAAGATCGCCAGGCCTGGAACCTGCCAGGATACACGGCTCAACCAATTTTTCCGGCATAACTGCATAATGCATTTCTTTGGTAGGCTGTGTGCTGATTGTCCAGACAGATCTCTTGTTTCTGGCTGGAACGCCATCCTTCTCAGATCCTAGCCACTCTCCAGTTTCCACATCATAGCCACCGCTCTGTTTCTTGAATCCTCCGCCAGCGCCTCCAGTGGACTTATCTGCATCTGCCATCTTCCTGGATGTCATTCGATTTGATGTAACGATATCACCACCATGGTGCTGGGGTGTACCATCGATCTGCGCTTTGTCTTTATATCCGCGAATTTTGTTCGGCCAGCGTTCACGGCTTCTATTATATGTTTCATAATTCTTGTATTTCCTTCCCCCATTGTATTTGGTATCTTTCCTACCATCATATGCTGCAGGTTCAAGGATTGCTTGGTAATTGTAGTAATAAGTTGGGGATTTTGTCAGCAGGAAGATGTATTCATGGTTCTTGGTTGGGCGGTCCTTAACGCTTTCTGGCATGGGGTTAGGCTTCGACCAGATGATTTCCGATCTTAAATACCAGCCGCCACGATTCGCATCAATATACTCCTGTTCCAGTCTTTCAACCTCGGCTCTGATTTTGTCCGGCCACTCCTCTATTGAATCATAGCTGTCCGTGATTGCATTGATCATTCTTTGAATATCTCGCATGTGAGCGGGAGAGGCCGCACCATCATCCCGCAGGGCGAAGGCGACCATCCATGGAATGCCTAAGAGGTCCTTGGGCTTTGCAGTTCCCCGACCAAGTTTTATATCTCCACAATTCTCCTGCATTTTGGTTACCCGGTTAGTCCACCCTTCCCTGGCGTTGGTGTTGAATCCATTTCCGCGCTGCTGTCCATAAGAATCACCTATGTTTAGCCATAGGGTACCGTCATCTTTAAGCACTCTCTTGACTTCTCGAAAAGCCTCCACAAGTTTCATCACATAATCTTCTGGAGATTCTTCCATGCCAATTTGACCAGATACCTGATAATCTCTCAGTCCGAAATAGGGCGGCGAACTCACCACGCACTGGACCGTATTGTCTGCCAGGGGGATGTGCATTGCGTCTGCGTTAATAATCATTTGGCAATCTCCACGATCCTCTTCCCAATCCATTCAGCAACGGGGACACACACCGCATTGCCATACTGCCTGTACCTCACGCTGTCTGCCAACCAATCATTCCAATCATCAGGAAAACCCTGCAGCCTGGCACATTCTACGGGAGATAATCTTCTCACTCCGATTGATTCCAGACCTCCTCTGCCTCCACCTGATTTTTCCCCACGTTTGTTTACAATAATTGGAGCCTCATGATCATTACTCAATGTTGGAGATTTATCGTTCTCAATCTCTGCGCCTCCCTGCCCCGTGGCTATTACGAAGTTCCAATTTTTGTCATCCCGCCCATTGATGCC